AAGGTCGCGTTCGAGAAGAAGCTAGCCGCGATCTTCATGGCGTCGAAGGAGGGTCAGGACCTCGACCGCGGCTTCCGCCAGGGCGCGGCACTCCTCGGGGCGTGGTCGAAGAAGATCGGCGGTCTCGTCACCGGCGAGGACCCCTACAAGGCCCAGCGAGACGCCGAGAAGGAGGCTTCCCAGGAAGCGATCGACAAGCGCAAGGAAGTCGCCGCGGCCTACGCCGCCCTCGAGGGGCAGCTCTCGGGCGTGGTGCGCGCCAACCAGCAGCTGGCCGAGGCCGAGAAGGCCGTCGATCGCGCGGTGCGCTTCGGGATCGCGACGCGCGAGGAGGGCCAGCGGGTGATGGCAGCCTATCGCGCCAGCGTCGCCGACCAGCTCGACCCGTACACGGCCGCGATCCGCAAGATCGAAGACGAGACGCGATCGCTCGCGATGTCCTCCGAGGAGCGCGAGCGCCACGGGCAGATCTTGGCGGTCGAGAACGACCTGCGCGCCAAGGGAGTGCAACTCACCGCCGACCAGATCTTGCAGATCGAGCGCATGATCGACGTGCAGCGCGAAGAGGCGGAGGCCCGTCGAGAGCAGGCCGAAGCCCTGTCCGAACTGTGGGACGCGTGGGCCACCGGTGGCGACGGCGCGCTTGACCTGCAAGGTCAGATCGAGCACGTCGGCGCACGGATCAAGGACGCGTCAGACAAGCTGCGGGGGATGACCGAGGCTGCGGTGTCCAACGCGAACCGCATGGCCGAGGCGTGGGGCAACACCTTCGGCGGGGCCTTGCAGACAGGCCTTGATGCGATCGTCGACTTCGCGATCACCGGTCAGGCGTCCTTCGCACAGATGACGTCAGCGATCCTCGCCGACATCGCGAAGATCGCGCTCCGCATGATGGTCTTGCAGGCGCTCCAAGGGATGGGCGTCGGCGGCGCGGGCGGCTTCGCCGGCGCCTTCGTGGGCGCGCTGGGCGGCGGCTTGAACCTCGGCAGCAACGCGACCGGCGGCACCTACCGCGTGCCCCCGATCGGTCCCACCGGCGGCGACTCGGTCCCGTTCTTCGGCCGCGCCATGCCGGGCGAGCGCATCACGATCACGCCGGTCAACGGCAACGCGCAAGCCGCCGTGCCGGCGCCGGTCCACCTCGCGCCCATCATCGTGCATGATGCACAAGCCGCCGCGCTGGCCGCGATGCGCACGCCGGCCGGGACGCGCGCCGTGATCGCGATGGTCGGCTCTGACCCGGCCGGCTTCCGCTCGGCCCTGGGGCTCGGGTGACGGTCGCCGTCCTCCCTGACGGGTCCTGGCGGGTCCTGTACCGCTGGCGCACGGACGTGACGGCCTACGCGGACGGGACGGAGCAGCGCGCGCGGACGTCGAGCCTTCCACGGGTCTACTACTCGGGCGCCTACCTGCTGACCGACGACCAGTCGCGCGACCTGACCGCACGCCTGCGACTCACGCAGGGGCAAGGCGCGCTGCCGGCCACCCTGGGCGCCTACGCCCTGCCGCTGGCACACGAGGGCACGCCGGCGCTCGCCGCGATCACGAGCACTGCGGCCACGGTGGACGCGACCTATCTCGACTGGCTTGCGGTCGGGCGCGGCGTGGTCGTCGTGGGCCCCGGCGGCAGCTACGCGACCGAGATCGACGCGGTCAGCGGCGGATCGCTCACCCTGGCCGACGCCCCGCCGTCTGGTGCCTACCCGGCCGGGGCAACGCGGATCTACCCCACTGAGCCGGTCTACCTCGAGGACGGTCAGCAGGTCACGCGCTACGCCGTCTCACGGGCCCGGTGGCAGATCGCAGCGCGCCAGGCCACGGCCGCCGCGATCGGCGGGACCGGTGGAGCGTCGGCGCCCACGCTTGGCGGCCTGCCGATCGTCGCCTCCCGGCCGCTCCTTGCCGGGGCAGACGGTGAGGCGTGGGCCGCTGGCGCCGAATGGGCCGACGCCGGCGGGGCCGTGGCGGTCAGCACGACGCGGCTCCTCGGGGCTCGCCAGCGGTCCGGGGCGTGGTTGATCCGCACCCCGGCCGAGCGGCAGGGCTGGAAGGCGCTCCTCGGGACGCTGGCCGGCCGGTGGCGCCCATGTCTCCTGCCGACCTGGCGACCGGACCTCACGATCCACACGCAGCCGGCGGGCAGCGCGACCGCGCTCCGGGTGGCGGACTCCGAGGCCGATCCCCTGTACGACGCGGGCGCCTTGCCCCGGGTGCAGGTGGAGTACGCGGACGGGTCGGTCAGCTACCACGCGACCACGTCCGCAACGCCCGGGTCCGGCTACGTGGACCTCGGGATCTCGCCGGCGCTGGCGTCGACGATCCCAGGCGGGTCGGTCGCGACGGTGTCTCTCCTCGAACGCGTCCGGCTGGACACCGACGACGTCATGATCGAGTGGACCGGGGACGGGATCGGGCGCCTGGCCCTGCCGTTCGTGACGGTGTAGGCTGAAAGCCCGTACAGTATCGCCGCGCTTGACTCGGCGGAGGTCCGGCCACACGTTGGCCGGCATGTACGCTGACGCGCCGGGATCTGATGTCTCCACCTCGGTCCACCTAGTGGTGAGCGGTCGCACGCTCTGCGGCGTCCGCCTGCGCCAGCCGACCGACCCCTCAACGGACAGGGAGGGCCGCCCGATCCGCCGACCGCCAATCAGTTACACATACCAGAACTCCTCACCTGAGATCGCGTCATGTGCCGTGTGCCGCGCCAGTGCCGGACTCGGCCCATGGGGCGGCGACTTCGTGCCAAAGCGATACCTGGCTGCCGCCACCGCCGCCCTTGCTGTAGCCCTCGCCCTGACCGCGTGCTCGGACCACGACGAGGGCGCGGACCTGCCGGACCGGCTGGAGTTCACCGCGACCGGGACGTCTGCCGAGGGCCCGGGCGCTGAGGTGATCTGCGGCGGCGTCGGGATGCCGTGGGCGCTGACGATCTCGGGCATCGTCGAGGGGCCGGTGATGATCGCGTCCCTGCGAACCCTCGGGGACTACACCTGCGAGCGAGACGGGCTTGCGGTCGAGTGCCAGGGTGCGGCGAACGGTGGCGCGGCGCCCACCGAGTTGTCGATCGCCCTGAGCGAGGACGGGCGATCGGGCGCCGGTCGCTACGCCTTCGAGGGGTCGGCGTCTGTCCGATGCTCCGCGAACTTCGATCTCGTCGCGCGCTAGAAGTTGGGGCGGCGGCGGCGGGCGTGGTCGCGTCGGGTGAGTGACCTACCTCGACGACGAACGATCCGCGAGTGACGGCGCCCCGGTCGAGCTGTACGAGTTCACCGGCGCGGTCGCGACCTACCGCTACACGTCCGGCCCGGCGTCGGTCGTGTACGCCGGGAACACGTACACCCCTGCGGCCGGTCTAGAGCGCGGTGGCATCTCGCACGGAACGGACAACGCAAGCGCCGGCCTCGAGGTCCGCATCGCGTCGTCGTCGCCGCTGGCGCAAGCCTACGCGGTCGCCACGCCGCCCACGTCGCTACGCCTGAGGATCTACCGCTTGCAGGCGGTGAGCGGCGAGGCGGTCACGGTGTGGCACGCCGACGTTGTGTCGATCGCGGTCCGCGGCCCGATCGCTACCCTCCGCACGTCGTCTCTGGTTGGCCAGGCCCTCGAGACCCAGGTCCCGGCTGCGGTGGTTCAGACGATGTGCGGGCACCGCTTGTACAGCGCGCAGTGCGGGGTGGACCGGGCGACCTACGCGCACACCACGTCGGTCAGCTCCGCGTCTGGCCTCGGGGTCACGGTGGCTAGTGTCGGCGCACACCCTGACGGGTGGTTCGCTTCGGGCGGCGAGATCGAGCGCACGTCGGACGGACAGCGCCGGACGATCGTCGCGCAGGTCGGCGCCGTGCTGACTCTCCTGTCGCCCTTCAGCGAGTTGGCGGCGTCGGACGCGGTCACGCTGTGGCCGGGCTGCAACCACGTCCACGCCGTGACCGCGTCGGTCCCTGTCGAGGTGATCGGCCACTGCTTCAACCGCTTCAGTAACGTCGCGAACTACGGCGGTCATCCGTCCGTTCCGGTCTCGAGCCCGTTCGCGACGCGACTCGTGCAAGTGCGGAGGTCATGACGTGGCGTATTGGTTCCTGATCAACCTTGGGCTCTTCGCCCTGTCCCTGTACGCCGCGCGTAAGCTCTACACGCCACCGTCGGTCACGGCGCCGCGCCCGCAAGGGATCGCGCTGCCCACGGTGCAGCTCGGCACGCCGATCCCGCTGGTGTACGGCACCTGTCGGCTTCGGGCGCCGATCGTGATCGCGATGGGGGCCAGCGAGTCCTACGCCATCACCGAGAGCGGCACCACGATCGGCTACGCGTACCGCGTCGGGCTGCGCCTGCTCCTGTGCCACGGCAACACCGAGCCGGGCGACACCGGCGGCGAAGCGGAGATGATCGCCTTCTACGCCGGCGGCGACCGCGCCCACCGCGGGATCATCCCTGACTGGCACGACAGCCGAGACGGCGCGCGCTCGTACTTCGTCGGCGCGGAGGCTGGCGAACACCTTGAGGTCGGCCCGGCGCAGTACGGCCAAATGTACTTCTACGGCGGGACGTGGTCGCAGGGGCTGCACACCGGAAGTCGCATGTTGACCACGTCCGGCGTCGAGGACGAGGCGCACCTTCCGCGCTACCGCGGCCAGGTCTACGTCGCGCTCCCGTTGTGGAACATCGGGATGCAGACGACGATCCCGCCCTACTCGTGGGCGGTGCACAACCCTGTCAGGATCCCGGGCCACGAAGCGGCGAGCGGGCCGATCGGCGTCGGCGACGCGAATCCGATCGCCGTGGTCTACAACCTGCTCACGCGCGGATGGGGCGGCGTCGGCCTGTCGTCGTCGGCTGTCGACGCGGACAACTTCGCCGCGGTCGCGCAGGCGCTGCAAGACGAGGAGCACGGGATCTCGATCTCCTTCGAGGCGGCAACCACCGCGCGCGCGGCGATCGAGATGATCCTGAGGCAGGTTGACGGGGTCATGTACGAGGACCCGGCAACGCGCCGCCTCGCCCTCAAGTTGATCCGCGATGACTACGATGTCGGTGACCTCGAGGTCCTTGACGCTAGCAACCTCGCGGCACCACCCGAGTTGACCGGCACCCTGTGGAGCGGCACGTACAACGAGGTCCAGGTCACCTGGACCGACCCCGAGGCCGGCTACCGGTCGGCGGTGTACAGCGCGATGGACGAAGCCAACGCCTACACCCAGGGCGCGCGCCGCGTTCACCGCCTGGACTTCCCGGGGATCTCGCGCCAGTCGCTCGCCGCATGGGTCGCGACGCGAGAGCTGAACTTCCTCGCGCGCCCGCTGCGCACCGTGACTCTCGAGGTCGGGCGCGTCGCCGCGACGCTGCGCCCCGGTGACCCGTTCGTGCTCGACTGGCCCGAGTC